TTGCTACTGGTTCTGTGCTGATAAGAGCAGAACCCCTTGTTTGAGCGGCAGAGTTTGTGAACCCAAAATAACTAACTGGAATACCACTTCCAGCGGCAATCATATTCATAGACCAATCAAAGGCTTCGTTCTGTGCAGAGCCAACTCCACCCTTTGCGTCTAAGTATTCCCTTTTGATCTTTGTAGTGTGTGCAAACTCGCTACCAGCGGTTGGAATAGTTCCAATGGACTCCATCTCTCGAACGTAGTTGTCTACGTCTGCTTGGTTTCCTTCAATTGTCGTGTCGATGCTCCATGCGGATTGCTTTTGTAGGAGAACCTGGGCATAAGAAATCGAATCTCTTAAACGCTTCAAGTAACCAAGGATTGAAAAAAGATCGCTTCTGCCACGCTTCTCGTTGCTCACGGAGTTGACCGTGTAGTGCAGCATTTGGTCAGCCGGGATCTGCTGATAGATGAGCTTCGTCGCGTTGACTACCTGCCCGGTCTTTTGGTCTTTCCCCGTATAGATTTGGTACTGCGTAGGAGTAAGCCAAACGTAAAACAGCCGACGAGTGATGTCTTCCGGGTATGTGACAATCTCCACAATGTTCGACGGATCCACCAGACGAACGCGCGGAATAAAGGTTTTCGGTACATCCTCAAGCGTTAACTTCCCAAAGGCGATGTACTTGTTATTGTCCGGGAGCTTCCAAAGGATGTTCTCCCCGTAAGCGGAAAGTTCCTTAGAGAAGTTCTGGAACGTGTTCTGGAAGTCGTTAGCCTCCTCGAACGCGTCCCACAGGGCCTGCATTACGGTGTTCTCGAACGTAATGCGGTAGCCGCGTCCAAGGCAGAAGTTGTTGATGATGTTTACCGTCGCCTTAGCGAACGGGTCATGATGATAGGCGTAGAAGCAATCCTGGTGCGCCTTCAGCCAGTCATTGTAGTAGTAGAGCTGCTTATAGAACGGGCCGCCGAGAAGCGGGGTAAAGTCCTGACCTACGGTGTTAGTAAATCCCCCACCAATACCGCCGCCCGCAAACCCGCCGTAATCCCCCGGCGTTGCTTCGCGCAAGGCGCTGTAGCATTCTTTAAACGAACGCTTAGACGTGCTGTTCTTTTTGAAGCTTTCGAGGAATGCGTCTTTGCCAAGGCGCAGGAACTTCAGCCCGCTTTCCTTGTGGTGCGCTAAAACTCTAGCTTCAAGCGCAACGTCTTTGCCCGCAGGGGAATCAAGGAACGCCACCATTTCCGCCGTGGTGCGAATGTCCTTAGCGGTTTTGACTTCCTTAGCAGACCAGCCGTAATTGCTCTCGTAAACCTTGTTCAGGTCTTCGGCTTTGCTGCGCTTGGTTTTTCCGTATGCTCTCGGCTTCCCTGCCGGTTTGGTCATGAGTTAAGCCATTTCTCGAAATCTGCTTCGCCAGTATCGGGGGATTCTGGCAATTCATCCGTCGCGGGGGCCAAACGACAGTAACAGTTTGGATGCAAACTCGGGACGGATTTTCTGCTCCATTCCGGATCGCCTGCCCATTCCTTGTTGAGTTTCGCCTCAATCTCCCGCGTTGTAAAGCCATCCCGCTTATAGCAGTACTCACAGGCGTCTTCCTTAGAGGTGCCGTGGGAACCAAGGACCGCAATCCACACGAAGTCGGTAATGCCTTGTTTCTTAGCCCCTTCGTGTTCGCCATCCCGAACGGATTTGACGAAATCGGAAGTCATGTCCTGCTCAAGCTTCCACAAATAAATCGACTCTTCAGCAGGTAGGTCCGAAACGTCTACCCTTGGGTCACGCCAGGAAGGAATGAACTCTTTCGTGTAGTCGTACAGGATGCGCTTCCACTCGTCTTCGGAAAGGAAATCCGAAAGCCCAAAACCGTCCTCGTCTTCCGGGTCGCGGTAATCGGCTTCCTTGATCTTAGGCATGACCTTGGGACGAACCGCGCGTTGGGGGCGGGGAAACACGCTCATGATTCGCGGGATGGCTTCGCTAAGCGGGCTTTTGAGAATCAGGCTCATTTCTACTTTGCTGATTACTTCCCGGCGTAGCTTAGAAAGCTCAAGGTAGGCCCGATCCCTCGGCACTCCCCACTCGTCGTTATACGCGGCACCTAACACGGCATCCTGGGGAACGCGGTGAGCATCGCCATTCTTTACGTTCAGGATGGCTTGCTGTTCCGCTGCGTGGGCCAGGGCAAAGGCTTGGGCCCGGAGAACGGTCCAGTGCGTGCCCATCTCTAGCGCGATGGCGTAAGCGTGCCGGTCAATCGAAGCGTCCAGGTTGCGGATTTGCTGAATCGTGCTGTGGTCGGTAATGTCCCCGCCCATCATGGGATAGCTTTTGGCTACCTCGGCTTGGACATTGACCATGAACTTACGCAGCTCATCCGAGGTCTTTTGCCTAGCCTTGAGCAACAGGGATTGCAGCGCCGCATTCTTCGCATTGGCAAAGTTTCGGTAGGCTGGCTTATCAGGTAGCTGGATCAATGCGCCACCAGTTGAACTACAGCGTACAGAGACGCGGCCAGCATTAGCGCCCAAATTAGAATGCGTTCTAAGCTCATTTCTTCTCGCACTCCTTAACCTTGTCCATGATTTCCGCCTTGAGCATGGTTAGCGGTCTGCCGGTCCAGCAGATACTTGCGGCCCATTCGAGGGCTGCCTTGGCGCCAGCAAGATAAGCCTTCTCCTCGCAGCCATCGGTGCCGCCAAACTTGCGGTCCCATTCTAGGGCAATCTCGCGAACGGGGAACTTATTCACCGCTTCTCGCGCTTGAAGTAGAAGTAAAGCAGCGGTTGGCTGAACCCGTGCGGGACACAGCCGGTCAATTCCCAGCCCTCTAAAGCCTGAACGTGTAGTTGCGATTCGTCCAAGGGAGTAACGGCCTTGATGACCTTATGCTCCCATTGCTTTTGTTCCATTAGAACCCCCTGTTGATGAGTCCGATTTTAGTAGAGAGTGCCTTAATCGGAGCAAGTACGCAAACGGGATAATCGGCGGCGTCAGAGATATGGCCTTCTCCGGGCCCGTCGCCGAAAGCGAGAGATGTTGCCCCATCTTTCCACTTACGCTTTCGCCGATCTTTGATGGCCTTTGTGCATCGTGGGTGGAACCACAGACCAACCGTTCCGCTGGTAGACCTGCACGCGGCGTTTACTGTGTTCACGCGGTCTTTGATTGTGGGGTTTGTCTCTGGCGTTTTGTCGGAAACTTGTACTCCTCCAGCGCGAAGGATTTGTTTAACCGTGTCATAGTCAGATTGCCCTGCGGGGGCTGAGCGTTGGCCGGCCTTGCCGGAGGCGTCACCGATAAGAACCACGCCAGGCTTGTGGTCTTTTACCTTGAGAAGCAGCGTTTCAGCCGCCGATTGCGTCGGGCCCTTGCCGAACGCGGGACGCTCCTGCACAATCTCATCGTAGTAGTAAATCTCCCGTCCCTTGTATTGACCAAGAATCCAGCTCATCGGGGAAAGGTTGAAGTCCATGCCCACGAGGATCGGCAGATAGGGGCTAATCTTATCCTCTTTCGAGAAGGGATTAATTTTAGTGATGTTCTGCTCGCCGAACGTCGTGTAGCAAGATCCGACGCCTTGCTCCCTAAACTCTGCCTCAATCTCCTGGGCGTATAGGTTTTCGTCCATCGTCTCTTTGGCTTCAGAAAGCATTTCCTTGGTCCAGAGAGGATTGGAGTAGCTGGGGGCGTGGAAGCTTCCCCAATTGGGATTAGTGAGCGTCTTTTGATTCAGCTCGTAAAAGTAATCCATGCCGTTGGGCGTTGAGAGGAAATCACAGCCCCCGCCCGTGGTGCCGAGCATGGAGAACAGCACGCGCTCCCAAAGTTCTTTCATATGCCGTTGGTCGCGGCACTCATCAACGATTGCGCCGTCTAGGGTTTCACCCGGCAGGGATTCAAGCTTTTCCCCAGAAAGGTAATAGATCCTTCCGCCCGAAAGAAGTTCGAGCATTAGCTCGGAATCGGACTTATCCCGCAAGGCGGCGTTAGAGCTTCGCATTAGCGAGAACTTGGCCCGCTCATACATTTGCTGCCCAAGGCGATAGGTTGGGCCCAAGTACCACCAGCGCGAATCCTGGCGCTTCCAAGCCCTATCCAAAAGGCGATTGTTGCCGAACGTGGACTTACCGGCTTGGCGACCGAAACGAACGACATTGAAGCGATGCGGGCTGTTATGAACCCGAAGCTGCGCCGCTGTCGGTCGGTAGAGTTGCAGGGTCCGTTTGATCTGTAGCGGGCGCATCACGCCATTGGGTGTCATAGACTACCTCAGTTTCGATCGGGCCGCCGTCTTGGCCAGAGTGTTCAATGGCCTTGAGTTTAGGTGCCGTGTACTGAGCCAGGTCGGAAGCACAATCGGCCCTTAGGTCGGGAGTAATGCAATCTTC